CTGTTTGAATACCCAAAGGGTACGCAGTCTTAGTTGTTGCTCCGAATATAAACGGAATCCGAAGCAAAAAGTTTATACTCATTTACTTTAATATGAGTTCTTAATACTATATTAACACACAAGACCTATCCGTCAACCTAGGTGATTATACTGCTCTTAGGTGGAGTTTTGATGGGCGATGTTGCGTTCTTATATTCTGCGACCACTTTTTCCAGAGCTGGTCCCATAACAACGATGTTACGAGTATCAATCTCAATGCCGTTTTTGTAGTCCATTGTAGGAACAAATGTACCAAATGCCAGTCCTTGTTGTGACATCATTATTACCAATGGTCTATCAATAGTGACAGTGGTGCCTTCAATGTTGCTGACTCGAGCAATCACTTCTTCTCCTGTGACCAACTTGAACGTGGTTACAGTGTCTTTTTCTATCTTTGTTTTTAACATGAATACAGTTTACGACAGTATAAGAAATCTGTCAACTGTTGAGACTCTGATTATTTTACTGCTTCGTCTAACTGTTGCTGTGTGACTTTGCCTTCAGCGAGCAGGCGTTCTCTGTTCCGGAGATGTGCTTGTTGCACGTCATCTTTGTTCTGTCCGTGATATGCCACAGCGTGCCCTTCGGCAATCAATATCTGTGTGACTGTGGAATCGTCCACAACAAAATCTCCTAGAACACGACCAAACTTACCTTTCATGTCCTCACCCTGTTTGTTCACTTCTGTTTTAAGGATGGCAGTTTCTCCCAACAGTTCTTGTAATCGACGTTTGCTGGCCAGTCCAAATACTTTTTCCACTCGGTCTCTGGTTCTACTCTCTGGAGTATCGATGCCCATGATTCGCACACGTTCATCAGATAACACTATGCCAAACCCTAGATCAATATCCACATCCACTGTGTCACCGTCTATGATTTTAAAATCTTTGCTCTGTATTCGTACATCTGTGTGCTTTTTTGTTGGCAATTAATTAATGTATATTTATGGGTAATCTGGTAATATTACCAGTACTGTCGTGAGGGCTTTTTCTTCTTGCCTACATACTCGTTGATGACTTCTTCGCAGGCACCGTGCCAGTATATGCCTGATTCTCTGAGTTGCTCGTTGGTTGTGCGTAATCTCTCCATTTTTTTGGTGAGAGTTTTACACTGTGCTTTAGTTAGAGGGAGTTGTTTGTCCACAATACTCTCTAATCTATTAATAACATCGTCGATTGACGGACAGGTGATATCAGGAACTTTGGGTGCTCGCTTGCGTATCTTGTTCCACACCTGTTTGTATTCTGGAAGAGCTTTTTTCTTTTTAGCCATTTGCACCTCGTTGATTGTAGTATTATTTACAGAGATGATGTAATGAATTATACTGTGTGTTATAGCAGTGAGGATTATGTGTGTATATTGTAGTGCAACTGTTCTGTTGCAAGGCCAGTTGCCGCCCCCGAGATCGTTGGCGATTAAGCCGCTAATCTCATATGAGACATACCAACTGTGAAGTCAGCAAATCTCAATGCTTTTTGTTTAGCATTTATAGTTTTGAACGTATCCTCGTGTCTACTGGGCATTCTCCTAATAGTTTTAGACGTCTGTCTATCCCTTTCACCCCCGTAAAGCATACCTAAATATGTTTTGCGTGAATGATTTTGGTGGAGGTGCGGGCATACGATAGCCCGGTCCAGCCCGTTTATTATCTAGTAATCAACGAACGCATATGTATTTAAGCACGGGTTTGTAGAAATGTCAAATAATTCTTTTTTTAGTAAGATTTAAATCTTTAATTTTATTATCATTAGGATACAAATAATAGTTAATTTTACCATCATTATACCAATGTCTACCATAAACAGGACTATTTTTATTTTTTTTACTATCTCTCCAATCAGATAAAAGTATCCAGCCTTTTGGTTGTTCTCCTTCTTTAAATCTATTTTTTTGATTTAAAATTATAATGGAAGGTAATTTTTCTTTGTAATCTTTATTAATATATAAACGTGTTCCATAACAGGGATTACCAGATCCGGACACTCTTTTAGAAAGTTTATTTCTTCTAATTTCTCTTTGTTCTTCTGTTAAGTCTTCCCAGGTATTAAGATTTATTATTCCTTTTTTAACCAAATATGACCATCCTGTTTGTCTAACTTTCTCATATGATGCTTCGGTCCAATACTGTGTTCCACCAACTTTTAATCCTTCTTTTATTTTTTTTCTTAAAGCAATTAAATTTTTTCGTTTTTCTTTAGGAAGAAAATTGATATGTTCAAATCCGCCTATACCACCTGTTCTTAAATTATAAGTGTCTTTACGTAATATAAATTCTTGATTAACAACTTGTTCTTCACGTTTTAATGCATCTTCGTATGAATTAAATGTTTCAATAATTTCTTTTTTAAAATTTTCTATTCCATATTTTTTAATAGCTTTTTTTAAAGCATGACCTGAACCCATATAAGAATCATTTTTATCTTTAGATTTGCGTACACCAATGTAAAACTTATTATTAATTAAATTAGTAATTTTATACAAATAGTTCATATATGTATTTAGCCGAGTACTGCACCCTTGTCCACTATCATAATAACGGAGTTTTGTCAAATGAAGATAAATTAACGTATGGCAGGAACCAAGAACAATCCAGGTGCTCGACAAGCACAGAGAAGAAAAATGTATCAGGGCAAAGAAATCAAGCCCTGTCTGTACGTTGGCCGATCAGTGGGCAAAGGCACATACATGTCTGGATCTGTCGACGGTGTGACTATCTTGGACAACAACGACATGCCCATGCCATACCATTCTATTCCTGTTGACAATATCTAATAATCTGTTACAATACTAGCATATGAAATACAAAAAAACTTTTCAATTTCTAATAGATGATGAGCTCAAAGATATTGAGGCTCAGAGCTTCAAAAAAGCCTGTAAGCAGGTGCATAGTAGCAGACCTTACAAAGATTTTGTTGTGCGTTACACCAACAAAGCAGGCAATCTAATTGAGGACACTGTGCGATTACCGTTTGGTCGCAAAAAGAAATTATAATTTAAGATAGAGTATTGACGTCGTTGTAGAGATTGAGTTCGCTCTGCACAGAGTCTCTGTCATGCTGTGTCATATTTTCCAACAGACTTTTAGATTGAGCATACACGTCTCTGTTGGCTGTGGTAAGTCCCAACAGTTCACAGGCTTTCTTGATAATATTCTCACTCACTGATCCAGTGATCACACCAGCATAGGTCAGTTCGCCGGCTAAACGAGTGTCTCGAGTGGCCTTCTTGGCCACAGAATCCAGATCCACATAATCAGTGACATCAGGCAATCCCCTCAGTCTCAACACAGTGTCAACCACGGACTCGGTGGAAGAGTCTGCCTGTGTGGTGTTGAATATGGGATTGTCGCTGGCAAGGTTTGTGTCATAGTTTTCAAAGTAACTCTTCCAGTCTGCATTCTGACTGGAACGTATCAACAGGTTTCTCACGTCTGCATCTCCTGCAAAATTAAGAAAACTGGCTGTGTCGTTCAAACTGGTCTCATAGGTATTGATGGTGCTGAGATTGGTCTGTTCCAGTGTGATCTGTGTGTTAATGACAGTCCTGGTATTGATCAACACAGTTCTGTCTGCGGACAAATATCCTGCTGTCAGTGCTGTGTTGAAATTGTTGCTGGCTGTTTCCAGAGCACTGAGCAGAGCATTGTAGGTGGATATGTCTGTCACGGAACTGCCGTCCATGGTGTCTATGAAATCACTCACTGCCTGCACTGCTGATTGGTATGCTGTGTCTTCGGTCAGTGTTAATGCTGTGACCCTGTCCACAGTTTCTTTCAATGATTGTAGATTGACATCCACTGTGCCTTTTAATGTGCCAAAATGTCCAGCCAGTCCCTTGTTCAACGAGTCTGCTGTCACTCCAAACAACGAAGGTACGGTGCTGGTGAAACTCTGCACCAGTGCCAGGTGTTCCAGGAATGTGCCTGTGGTGCCTTCGATGTCAGGTTCTCCCAGACTGCCATTGAGAATGTTTGCAGTCTGCTGTTCTAAATTATAAAAATATCTACCCGTGTTGAGATGACTCTGCACGTCCAATGAATCGTTGAGATCTGTTCGCTGAGCATTGGTTATGTCTGCACTGGCTTCTGCTTTGCGAATTAGATAGTATACTCGTGATGCAAAATTTGTTGTGGAATCTGATCCAATCACCGCATCAATCAGAGTTTGTGTGGAGGCTCCAGAAAAATTGGGTGTGTTGTCTGCTAGTGTTTTTAATCCTTTGTTTACAGACATGTGTTATCCGCCTGCAAACACAGTTTGCGATCCCCGAATCATTTGTCCTCTGTCATAACTGTCGCCAACTCGAGCAACACCTATATTTCGTACAAACACTGTTCTAGAACTTGCATTAACTCTGGCAGAATGGCCCACACACTTGTCACCTTTTCTTATCACATGTGGTCTTGCAGGATCACCTCTTCTAGCAACAGGTATTCCATTAGCAAACACAGTGGACTGTGTGGTTTTAACACCAATTGCTGATGTACATGCGTGTCCGGTTGCACCTAAATCATAATTTCTGGATATGTTTGCCATACCAATATTTATGGCGATAAAAAGTGGGGGTTTAGGATGTTTAAGAGTTGTTTAATTTTCTTAACAGCTCATTGATATCGATAGACGTTTCCAACTGTGTGAATGGTGTGTCCAGTATTGCTCGAGCGTAATAGGCCAGTGCGGCAGTGTCTTTGGGGAAACAGGATCCAGCATAGCCTCTCTGTCCGTCATTGCCTGGAACTCGCATGTGTGTGGTGCCTATGCGTGGGTCAGTGGCAATTATGTCTGTGAATTGTTTGAAGTCTGTGGCACCTGCTCGATCAAACACATCATACAGCTCATTGAAGAATGTAACTTTGGTGGCCAGGAATGAGTTGATGGTGTATTTTACTAGACTGGCCGTGACTACATCTGTGTGATAGACCGGGCACTCTGTACACACAGAATGATTCTTGTACAACACTTCTACTCGATCTGTATTGGGTCTTTCTCCACCAAACACGTGCATGGCAGGATTGCGAAAATCTTCTATGTAACCTTTCTCTGTGAGGAACTCTGGGTTGTACACAATCCTTAACTCTGGATAGCTGTTTTGAAATTCTGTTAAACGATATGCAGGCACTGTGCTCTTGATGATCACAATATAATTTCTACCACAGTTCAATTGTGCCAATACCGCTGTCAGTATAGAAACATCTGCTTCTCCTGTTGCGGATTGTGGTGTGGGTACTGCTACAAAGATAGCCTCAGGATCAAATTCAATCAAGTCCTCGATGCTGTTACGGTTGCGTTTGGGATCTACAATAAACTTTTTACAGTCTCTAGTGAATCCTTGGTCCACAGCACTGCCTACAAATCCATGTCCTACAATGCCCAGTTTCATATTAGTATATTATAACTGGGCAGTTGTAAATTGTCAATTACTGGTTTTTTGCTCTTGCTTTCATTTCTTGGAAAGTTTTTGAGTCTAATGGAACCAGTCCAATGTCTGCTAGGTAACCCATAGGTCCCATGGCCTTCCTTGAAACATAGGCGTTCAGGAACTTCTTCAATCCAGGAACAACCGATAGGTGCTGTTTCTTGAAGTAGACGAAAAGTGGTCTAGCTATTGGATAAGAGTAGTCCTGGATGGATGCCAGTGATATCGTCTCGCCTTCGATGGTGGCCGCTTGGATCTTGTCCTTGTTGGCCAACAGGTAACTGAACCCCATTATGCCGTAGGCATTGGGATCAGCCACGAGCTTGTTGACGATAAGTGTGTCGTTCTCACCCGCTTCTACGGCCGCACCGTCTTCTCTCAATTTGGTACAGGCCTTCTTGTCTTTGGCTTTCACTTCCTTGGGACAGCCCTTGCTCATCACTAATGAGTTCCAGGCATCTCTGGTCCCTGATGTTGGTGGTGGTATCATGATCTTGATCTCTTGATTGGGTAGACTGGGATCTATCTCATTCCACCTCTTTGGTTTGCTACCGTGTTCGGCCAAGGCCGCCCACAGTTGTTGTTTGGTGAGATTGATCTTCTTTCCTGTCACTGAGTTCACGAATGCGATGCCGTCGTTGCCCACTGCAATCTCAATAAATGAAACTCCGTTGCTCTCACACAACTTCTTCTCCTTGGTCTTGATGGCCCTGGAAGCGTTGGTGACGGATGGTGTGTTTGGTCCTATTCCCGCACAGAACAGTTTCATTCCTCCACCAGTACCAGTGGATTCAACCACAGGAGTGTCATACTTGGTTCCTTTTCCGAACCTTTCTGCTACCACTGTCGTGAATGGATACACTGTTGACGATCCAACGATCTTGATGTTGTTGGTCGCCGAATATACTGTTGTCGATAATAAAACTGCACACAGGATTGTGATTAGTTTTTTCATGTGTTTTCCTTTGTTGGTTTTACTGTTTTCATTGGTTGTAAAACTGCTACTATTTAATAGAAGTTATATTACAATAGTGTTAAGGAAATATTAAATTTTTGTGACGGTATTATAGGGATTCCACACGCCAGCCTGAACGCATGGGACGATTGTTATTGTGTTTCTAATATCACCGTGTCGTCGGTGTGTACGACAGCACCATCAAAATACACAGCAGTGTGCAAGTTATCATTGCCCCATATGAAAACATTTTTAGTTCTGTCGTCATCCACAGGTGTTACATCAATGAGCTTATCATCCCTCTGCCATACACTGTGTTTGATGGCTGTCCATTGATTGGATGATTCACTAATGGCCAGATAATATCCCTGTATGCTCTTACCCCCATACCATTGCACCTGCCGTTGAACATTGGAATGACATCTGTTTATCTGTGTGTGTGGCCGTGGCTCTATGTCAAGAACAACAACATTTGGACAATACAGAGATTGTTGTATCTGTTTCAGTTGAGGATCATCTATTGAAGGAAGACGAGCATCTGTTATTTTTGTAATATTTTCCATCCTGATCTCATTGTTCTATTATACCTATGACTTGCATGTATTGTAGCAAAACTTAATCCAAGTTCCAAACACTTTCCTCGTAGATTACCAACAGTTTCGTGCCTTATTCCATCTGGAGAGATTAATGTCCATTTTCTTGAATTTGGATTTTTATCTCCTACCAACCGACCCTTGTTTGCTCTGCTTATAAGTCGTTTAGTTTTTTCTGATTGAGACTTTCCGTACATTGGATTGTTCTTTCCTGCAACGGCCTTACTGATTTTTGCCTTTGATTCTGCTGAGTGTTTCACCGGTCCGTATCCTCCTGCTTGTATTTGTTTAACATGTCTTTTTAATCTTTGTTGTTCCGCAGTCTTTTTATTTCCATATATTTGTTCATATGTTTTACCTCGATGATTGGGCGGCAATCCTCCACCATCTGTTATATTATATCCATGGGGTGCTATGGTATTATATTTGTCTATGTATTTCTGTTCATTGTTCACTGTGTCTTCTGCTATAACTTTAAACTTAATTTTATCCAATCCGTATTTCTTTATCGCTTGGAACACCAATTTAGAGCCCTGATTATGTCTATGGCCTTTCCAACGTTCCTCTGGGTTAGTTGTATATCCTATATAGGATCTATTATTGATTAAATTTGTAATTTTATAGATGTAACCCATACATCTATTTATGACTGAACTCGTGTCTTACAATGAGAACTTCTTGAAGTCGTCTTTTTTAACGTCTTGTTTGATACCACCAACGATATAGCTTTGAACTTGCGTTTGCTGTGGCGCCACCTGCATGCCTTTGCTGGATAACCAGTGTGATGTCCATGGCAGAGGATTTTGAGATGCTGGTGTGTCAAACACAGGATCAAATCCCAGTGCTTTCAATCTCTTGTTGGCAATGTGTTCCACATACTGACCCAACAGTTTTTCATTTAATCCAATAATGCTTCCGTCTTTGAATAGATGTTTGGCCCATGCTTTTTCTTCTTCCACACATTTTTTAAACATTTCAATCACAGTCTTGTCCTGTGATTTCATTATCTTCAACATGTCTCTGTCATCACCTTTTTGCCAAGCCTTGATCACGTGTGTGGTCAGATTCAAGTGTGTTGCTTCATCTCGAGCAATCAACGATAGAATCTTTGCTGAACCTTCCATCAGTTTCAATTCACCAAATGCAAACGTACAAGCGAAAGACACATAGAATCGTAATCCTTCCAACAGGTTCACGTTGATCATTGCCAGGTATAATGCTTTCTTAACTTCTAATATATCGCCTTTGCCTTGTACAGTCCAATTCAGTGCTAATTCTGAAAACCTATCATAGTTCTCTGTGACTGATACTGCTCGTTTTAGAATCTCGTTGTCGTTTAGAATAGTGTCAAACACTTCTGAAGGATCTGCATACACATTTTTCATGATGTGCGTGTAGGCTCTTGAGTGTATGGTTTCGAAGAAATCCCAAGTCACAATACAACCTTCTAACTCTGAGTTGGAACAATAGGGTAGAAATGACAAGCAAGGTCCTCTGCCTTGTACTGAGTCAAGCAGTGTTTGGTATTTTAAATTACTTGTGAATATGTGTTTTTGTTCTGGACGGAATCCCTGGAAGTCTGCTCGATCTTTCTGCAGTGATACTTCTTCTGCTCTCCAGAAGTAACCTAGCATGGTTTGATTTAACTTGTCAAACTGTGGATATTTGAATACATCGTATCGCTGGATAGCTTGATCTTCACCAAAAAACATGGGTTGTTTGGACCAATCTACTGCGTTTCTATTGAATACTGTTTTTGCCATTATGTTTTAATTATACTATTTCTTGTATTTTTGTCAACTAGATTGCACACGCATCACATTCGGCATCGTCATCCACTGCTGTCTGTGGCAGTTCCACATCTTCGCCTTCTGCTGTTGCTGTTGTACCGATACCTGACGGTTGATGATCTTCTTCTTCGTCACCTTTAAAATCATAGGTGTTTTGGTAATAAGATGTTTTCCATCCATATTTGTAAGATGTTAGTAGATCGTTTGCCATCACTGATAGAGGCACTTCATTGTTCTCATAATTTAAAGGATTGTATGACCAGTTGCCAGATATAGCCTGATCAAAATATTTCTGCATCATGGCCACAACATTAATGTAACCTTCATTGCTCTTCATGTCCCATAGTAGAGTGTAGGCATTTTTAAGTTTAG